AGTTCAAGGGCATTTCGTGCTATCTCTTGCACCTCGCTGTCGCTGTGAAACATTCTCCAATCTTGTTGAGCCAACCCTTCAAGCCAACTCATAACCTTTTTCCTGTCAGGCATCGTCTTCACCGACCTTCCCACTTCGACTTCAATCGCACCCGTCCACATCGTTCGCACCATTCTGTTTCCACGTACTTCTCTTTCAGCAGGTCAATGGCATATTTCACGCTGTTCATTGCCATTGCTTTTTCGCTTCCGGATGGATGTAAATTTGAGCTTTTGATGTATTCGTATACTCTTTCCAGCCCTTCGATAACCTTCTCCCTGTCCATTCACTTCACCGACCTTCCCACAAAATAGGCTTGCCACATTTGTAGCAGAATTTAATCGACGGGTTATCGAATCCACGCAGAATCAATGAATTGCAATGCGGACAATACCATTCAGCGAAGTAGTCAATCGACCCGTCATCATGCTCTTTTTTGCATTGTTTTCGGATGACATGTTTCGCTTCCTGCTCTTTCAGCAGGGCAAGGGCGTCTGCCAACACTCTTGTCGTGCACCAACCGTCGTTTTCATATGTGCAATCATCGCATCCGACAGAAATATCCGTGCTTAGATGTGTTTCAATTGCTTTTATAACCTTCTCCCTGTCAATCATCGTCAATCCTCCTCCCGGTCCGCGCGGATCTCCGTGTGGTACCCCATCGCCTTCATGATGGCGTTGAGCTGTTCCTTCCGCGGATGTCGTCCGCCGTTAATGTACCGGCTGATCGCAACTTCTGTAATGTCGGTTTTATCCGCCAGGTCGCGCTGGGTCATTTTCTGCTTCGCCAGCGCATACTTCAGCCAGGGACCGAACTCGTCCATCGTGAAAATCTTCTCTTTCTCCATGGTCACGATCTCCTTTCAGATGTTACCAACGTTACTGAGTTACTGAAATTTCTTATATATACAACAAAATAATTTTCTTTTACTCTTTTTCTGGTAACGCTGGTAACAAATTGCTTATAAAGTGATATTTTATAATGGTTATAGCGTGTTACCGAGATGTTACTGAGTGTTACTGACGTATACCGACGGTCACCGCCAGGACGGAAAGTACGGGTTCACCTTCTTAAAGATCTTCTGGAGCCCATACATTGTCCGGATCGGCTTCTCGCAGCGCACCCACCCGGGGATGTTCGTCAGAATCTGCGTAATCGCGATACTGTCCGCCCTCCCCGGCTTGCTCTCTGCCGGTTCCCCCAGCGCCCGGTGCCACAGCTCAATCACGCTCACGGTGTCGTTCGGCCGCTTCTTCGTGTCGTCCAGGTACTGCTCAATCGCCCCGATCCGCCAGTCATCCTCCATCGCGGCCTCCTGGGCTGCGCGGATCTGCTCCAGCACCTCGTGTTTCGCGAAGGGCTGGAGCTTCCCTTCCTTGTACATGTGCACCGCCTCCGCCCAGGCCTGCCGGATGTATTCCCGGACGATCCCTTCGTTCTCCAGCAGCTTGTACCCGTCCGAATGGCACTTGACCGGGTAGAACCGCCGGTTGCCGGTCTTATCGGTCAGGAACTGCGGGTTGTTGGTCGTGCCGATGAACACGCACCGGCGCGGGATCGTCTGGACGTTCTTCTGGTATGGCGGCCGGTAGGAGTCCTTCTGGCTGGTGATGTACGCCTTGACGGCCTCCGCCTCCTTGACCCGCGTCATGGCCATCAGCTCCGATACCTCGCCGATCCAGACGCCGCGGATCGCTTCGATGCCTTCCTTCCCGCTGATCGTCTTGATCTCCTGATAAAACTGGTCGTCGATGTTCAGCCAGCGGACGATGGTGCTTTTCCCGGCGCCCTGGTCGCCGATCAGGACGATCATGTCGTCGAACTTGCACCCGGGATTGTACGCACGGTGGACGCCTCCGGCGAAGATCAGCCGCGAGCATTCCCGGATGTATTCGGAATCCTCCGCTTTCATGACGTCGTGCAGGAAATGTTCCACCCGTGGCTTCCCGTCCCACTCCAGGCCCTCCAGCAGGTTCAGCAGCGGATTCACCCGGTGGTTGTTGAAGTAGATCAGCAGCGCGTCCGCCATTTTCACCTGGCTGTACATGGAGTATTCGCGCTCGAAATAGGACCGCATCCGGCTTTCCTCCGTGTCGGTCCATTCCTGCCACGGCTCGCCCATCTTCCGGCAGAACTCCGGCTTCCCGGTCATGACGTTCAGGCGGAGGTGCTCGCCGTAGTGCTGCGTGATCAGGCGGTTGAAGTTGGCAATGGTGGGTTTGACCTGGAGGCCCTCGGCCTTCACTTCCGGCGTGATCAGCGAGACATTACTCTTCGCCGCTTCCTCCGCCATGCCGCCACCTCCTCTTTCAGCTCGCCGATCTTTTCGATTCTGTAGTTGTTGTATTCGTCTTCATCCTGCCAGGTAAGCAGGAAGGTCCAGTCATCCGCGGAAATTCCCTGGACATCGGTCTTCCGCTGTTCCTCCAGCTTCTGCATCCGGTGAAAGTCCCGGATCTGTTCCGCCTCGATCATCTTTTTCACCGCGTCCAGGTATGCATATATCGCGCCAACGAAATCGTCCAGCCACTCCTGGATCCGTTCATGCCGTTCCGCCTCGAAGGGGTTTTCCCGCGGATCCCGGAGGCGGAGGCCCAGCGCGTGGTCGATTGCCTCCACCGCCGTCCGGAAATCGCATCCTTCGTGCGCCATGACGAAGTCGATCACGCTGCCGCCCTTCCCGCATCCGAAGCAGTGCCAGCCGCCGGTTCCCTTGTATACCTTCAGCGAAGCGTCCTTGTCCCCGTGAAACGGACAGACGATGAACCCGTGCCGCGGCGTGTACCCGTACAGGCCGAGGATCTGGTCCATCGTTACCGTGTCGCGGATCTCCTGCGCTGCGCCCTTCAGCGTCATCTACAGATCACTCCTTCCGAAATAGTCAGGCATCGGCGGACGCTTCCCGCCGCCGTACAGGTCGTCGAAAATGTCCAGCAGCGCGTATGCCAGCCGCTTCGTCAGCGGGTTCGTCTCCCAGCTGTTGAGCACGGCGAAGTTCTTCACGCTCTCCGCGAACGCGAGCCACAGCTCCTCCGTGTTCATCTGCGTATAGCGCCACTTGACGTACAGTTCATAGAACTCGCCGCAGATCTTCGCGTCGTCAGGCATCACTTCCGCCTCCCTTCCAGGTATTCGATCAGCTGTTTTCCCGTGCTGTGCCAGTCGCAGAACCGGAACATCACGCCGTATTCCTTCTGCATCGTGATCAGGACCTTCCGCAGGATCGCCGGGTCGAACTTGAACATCGGCAGCCCGTCCCATCCGATGGGAGAGCGCCACAGGTCGAGGCGCCCTCCCGGAAGTTTTTCCTCTGTCAGGATGATCAGCCGGATCCCGCACTTCTGCGCCCGGATGCATTCCTCGCGGAAACGGTCGTGTTCCTGGAAACAGCAGCTGGCCAGCTCCGGCACGCCGTACTTGGTGTCAACGGAGATGTTGCCCTTCCCGGCGATCTGGTAGTCGCCCACGTTCAGCGCCTGGCGGATGATCTCGATGCCGTGCCGGTCGCAGTACTGGTGGATGTTCTTATGCTTTCCGGCCTGCTGGCGGGTGTCTTCATAGAGCACCATGATCAGAACGGGAGATCGTCGACTTCGACGCCGACGAAGCCGGTCTCTTCATCCACGCTGGCGGCGGTCCCGGAGGCGGCGGGAGCGGATCCGCTGGGTTTTTTCGGTTTCATGGTTTCGACCAGGCCCTGCCGGACGTCGTTGGCGTTCTCCAGCCGGCCGATCTGCGTGTAGGGGTTCCCGTTGTAGGTGCCTTCACGGACGTTGATCCCGACGGTCTTTCCCTTCAGGCCCGCTTCCTTCCAGTCCCAGTGATACCCGGGATTCGACTGCTCAATTGCCCAGATCGCGTTGTTGAACGTCCGCACGTCCCATTCCGGGTGCTCGCGCTTCGCGTTCGCGGGGTTCGGCACCTGGATCCGCAGGTCGCCCTTGTACTTCGCTTCGGAACCTCCGCCGGTGACCGTGCGGAGCGTGTCGTTCTGGTAGCGCTTCGTGTAGTATCCGGCCCATTCGCCCTCGATGACGTCCAGGCGGAGGACCAGCTGCTGGTCGGGCTCCGCGCCTTCAACCTTCACGTTCTTGATCGCCGCCACATAGGTGCCGGCCGGCAGCATGGGGTACTTTTTCGCTGCGGGTTCGCTCTTGAATCCTTCGTAAGCCTTCATTGTTAATTCCCTTCCTTTTCTTCATTTTTGTTGGTTGTGTTTGTATCGCATACGGGGTCGATCCCGTAATACTCCCGGATGGAGCTGTCGACGAAGGCCAGGTCGTTCCGGATCCGCTCCGGGAACATTTCTTCCGGGCTTTTCGCCGTGTTCGTGCCGTCGCTCTGGGTCTGGAACCAGTGTTCCCGCCCGTCCGTTCCGGCGTAAAGGACGATATCGAAGCAGCCCTCAAGGGTCAGCTTCTCGTCCAGCATCTTTCCGATGGTCTTCGCCTTTTCCTTGCCGGTGTTCGGGTCGATCTCCGGGTGGTGCAGGAAGTATACGACCACGTCGTCATCCAGCCTGTCGTTCACCAGGTGCACCAGATCCCGGAAGTTCTTCCCGATGTCGACGAACTTGTCGTAGCCTTTTTCCCCGGCCCGGTCGAAGTATTCGTTGGCCATCAGGTACTGGCTGTCGTCGATGACGTAGATCTTTCTGGGCGACTTCGGCTTCTTCAGCATCGTCTGGATGATGACGGCCTGCCGGATCGTGACTGGGTTGTTGTTGGCGTCGACGCCGGACTGGTTCCGGACCTTGAAGGTCGGGAACTTCTTCCGGAACGGCAGCCGGTTCTTTTCACACAGGAAGATCCCGACCTTGTCCGGGTCCAGGTTCTTGATAGAATACGTCTTCCCGGATCCGGACGGGCCGATGATTAAGACGGGGATGCCCATTTGTCATTCCTCCAGTCTGTCCGCAATTATTGACAGGAGCTTGTTTGTGTCAGTCAGGTAAGCGTTCATAAGATCGCAAGTAGTTCCGACGCTTTCTTCAACATCGTTGATTTTTGAGGTAACATCAGAAATTGCAGTAAGAATATCCTCACATTGATTAATATCCATAACGAAAACAGGAAGTTCCCCTTTTGTCTCAGAACGCTGCGATTCATATAAAGACTGTTTTTCATACTCGTTAATAAAATCATCTGTGTCATGCACTAAATCGTAGACAATTTGTTTTGCAAAATCACAATCGCCTTCTCGAATTGTATTCAAAAGATCATCTAACCTATCTTTAAACCTTGAAAGAGTTTCTAATACAGATACTGCCATTTTATCCCACCTCCACCTTAAACTCATCCCGCTTCACCGTGACCACAACACCGGGAACGATCTCCCCGTCCTGCGTCACCGGCCGCCAGACCGGCTCGCCTTCCTTAGCGTCCGGATCCGGCATCCGCTCGAAGTTTCCGTCCTCATCCTTCAGCAGGAACTTCTTGAACTCGCCCCACCGCGGGGACTCTTCGACCTTGATGTATTCCGTCATCTTGTTCTTCTTCAGCCATTCCAGGAACGCCGGGTCCGTCGTGTCGAAGTCGTACGCCGCCTTCTTCATGACCAGCTTTCCGCTCGGCAGCGGATAGCTTTCCTGCGTCCTGGTCTTCTTGTGCGGGACGGTCCGGAAATAGGACTCCAGGTAAAACTTCATCCGTTCGATCGTCGCGTCCATCTCCCGGCAGATCTGCTTGTACCGTTCATCGTAGAACGCCTTCCAGTTCTTCTTTTCCGTCTCCGCCGCGCGGATCTTGTTCAGGCACCATTCCGCCTTCTTGTCGTCGTCCACGACAAAGGTGATCTGTTCCTCGGTGCTTTCGTCCCGGTCTTCTTCCTCGAAAATCGGGACCGGCAGCGGGTTTTCCATTAGTTCGCTCATTTTTATTTCCTCCTTCTCAATCATAAAAGTCCTCAGGATGTTCATCCTCTTCCTTGTATTTCTCCGCGATAATGCGGGGTTCAACCTGGTTCTCCGTCTTGTAAAACGGGCAGTCCTTCCGGGATCTGAAGTTCGTATCGTCAAGGCAGAAGCAGCGGCCGTTCCTCATGTAAGCGAAGCAGTCATCGTGCCGGAACACGCATACCGGACGTTTATCCCTGTTCTCCATCTTTTTCCGCCTCCTTCTTCATCTCTTTGACAATCTCGGCCAGTCTCTTGATCCGCACCTGCAGCTCCCTGTTCTGGCAGCGCAGCTTGTTTATGTGCTTCCACCACAGCGTTTTCTTCAGGTTTTGCATCTGCGTTGTCAGACTCGCTATCTTGGTTTCCAGCGCGAGGATATAGTCGTCGGCGGTGCGGTACATTCCGCTTCCGTATGTCCCGCGTACAAATTCCGGGCATCCGAAAACGCAGAATCCGGTGCTCGTTTCTTTGGCGGTCCATCCTTTTACGGGTTTCTGCTGTTCCGGGTTTGCCCAGCTGCACCCCCGTTCAGGGCTTTCTGGCAATCCCAGCAAAGCGTGTCCGTGTGGCTCGCCTTTACGGCATCCATAACAGACACTGTCTCCATGTATTCTTTCATTTGATCCGTCTCCTTTTCTGTGGTACAATTCCCACGAACTCTTTCCTTTGGGCCGGTCGGATGTTGCTGCATCCGCCGGTCATTTCTTTTTCGCGTGCTTCCCCTTGTAGCCTTCGGTATGGTATCCGCCATAGGTGTTTTCTTTGAACAGCCGGGTCAGCTCGTCTTCGGTCGTCAGGTTCGGCTTCGGCTGGTCTTCCTTCAGTACGTAGGTCCGGATCTTCCCGTTTCCGAAGCTGACCTGGATGGTTTCCGGGTATTCGCTGTCATCGCGCTCCCAGCGCGGATGCACGACCGGGAGCGGCATGATCCGGATGACTTTGACTTTCGCCTCGATCACAGTTCCACCCCCAGAATCGCGGCGGCCTTCCGCAGTTCCACCAGGAGCCCGCGCCACTGATCGACTGTCATGCTCAATTCGTTCGCGCCCTCCAAATCGTCGAAATCGATCCACTGTTTTCCGTTGATGTCCTGGAAGTGATAGCGCCCGTACTCGCCCTCAACGGCGCGCACGGTGAACTCGTCATAGCACACCGGTTCCGTGATTTTCCCCGCGGGCGGTTCCGGCTCGGTGTCCTCCGACGTGAAGTCTTCTTCCGTTTCCGGAGTCGTTTCTTCCGTTACTTTCGTTACTTCTGTTACTTTTGTTTCCGCCTTCTTTGACAGTCGCTCATAGAGCGCCGGGTCCTTTTCCTTCACGGCCTGGCGGATCGTGTACCACATCGCGGACGGGTTGCTGCTCCCCAGCTGGTCAAGATACTTCAGCGGGTCCTTTCCGTCCAGCGCCATCTGGATCGCCTTCTTCTTCTGTTCAAGCGTGATTTTCTGGTTGCCTTTCAACTCTGTTTCCTCCTTTTCTTTCTCATACGCCCGCAGGCACTTCCACGAGCAGAGTGTCCTGAGATGTCCGTCAATATAGCGTTTGTATACCCAGAGTTCGGGGTACTGGACGCGGAAAGACCGATTACAGATCGGGCATTTCATCAGCTTCATCCCTTTCCAGGTATTTCGTCATGACGAAACCGCGGTTCGTTACGGCCCATTCGTCCGACCAGTAGAACACCTGCACGGTCTCCCCGGGCTGGATCCATCCGGCCTTGCCTTTGATCCGGCTCCCGCCCGCGCTCTCCCGGCAGGCCACGCGGCCCTCGCCGGTGACGGTGGCCGGCGCGCCCATCAGGTCCTCCGGTTCGTCCGTCACGATGTACCCGACATAGATCCAGCCTTCCGGATCCTCCGCGCCCAGGTCGACCACGTGCACCCAGCCGTTCCTGGTCTTGCCGTCCGTGTGGACTTCCCGGCAGGGCATCACGGAACCCTGCACGCTTCCGCCGGGCTTTGACCGTACGTGCACAAGTCCGCCGGGCTTGCAGATCACCCACGCGCTGGTGGTGTTCCCGGCATCCGCCCGGGCCACGACGATGATCATCGCGACGATCAGGATCATCAGCAGCGCCGCGACGGTGATCAGTGTGGACATCTTTACCTTCATGTTAAACAGCCTCCCTTCTTCCGATGATCTCCGCCAGCATCTGCCGGATCTCCCGCAGCTCCGCGGCGATCTCCTGCATACTGGCGTTCTGGTTCCTCTCCGCTTCCTTGTAGCCGTAGCAGGACAGGAAGCTCTTCCGGCTGATCAGCACCCGGTTCCCGCTGATCCGCGTCGCGAATGGCAGCTGCCCGTTCTTCGCGTACCAGATCAGGCGCCCCGGATCCATCCTCAGCACCTTCGCCGCGGTCGCCGGCGTGATCCAGTCGACCGTCATGGCCTTGATGTCGTCCAGTGTCATGGTTTCATCTCCTTTAGTTGCGTTTACGAAACTTTGTCGTCAAAAAAAATTACCATTATCTGCTGGTCGTCCAGGTCGAGCTCATGCCGGAGCGCCTGTATTTCGCCCTGTGTGAACTGGCTTGTGCCGCCAACCTTACGGAACCACGCTGTGCGGCTGATCCCGATCGCAGCGCACAACTGGTCGACGCTCTTGTCCTTCCGGACCATCTCCGCCTTCAATTCCCTGACATTCATTTCTGCCCCTCCTTCCTGCGGTTCTTGTGTATTTGCCGGTTCCCTATCCGCAACAAGTAGTATAGTTCCTCATTCGCAACTTGTCAAGCACCTTCTGCAACTTTTTGTTGCAAAAATGATACTTCTATTATATAATGAAGCCCCAACAGGAAGGAGTGAAAAGCCATGTGCGAGATTGGAAAGAAGATGTATAATCGCCGGAAAGAGCTCGGTCTGACCCTCGAAGAAGTCGGGGCCGCAGTCGGCGTCGGGAAGTCCACCGTGACACGCTGGGAAAAAGGAATGATCCGGAACATGGGTCGGGACAAGATTGCCGCCCTCGCCAAAGTCCTCCAGATGAGCCCCGTCGAATTTGTCCCCGGAGACGCGAAAGAGGCCGCGCCGGATCCGGTGGACGCGGAACGCCTCGAAGCGCTCCACCAGAATCCGCGCCTGGGC